GCTGGAGGTGGACGGCCGAGGCCACTGCCACGTGGTCAAGCCAGCGCCATGGCGGGAGTCCCTGCCGCCGACGTGGGCCACGGTGGGCATGATAGCCCGGCGCACCCAGCGGGAGGAGCAGCGCCCCATGGCGGAGGTGGCCGAGCTTGCCATGCGGGAAGGGCTGGCCGTGGCCATCAACCACCTGGTGACCCTATCGGCCGCCGAGTTGCAGGGGATGGCCACGAAGCCAAGGCCGGGCCGACTGGAGGATTACGACGGGTACAGCAACGCCCTGAAGGCGGTGCAGGCCACGCTGATGGAGGACGCCATGGCCATCGGTGTGGCGTGGATCAGGCAGCAGGGCATTTTCAGTAAGTGAGGGGGGCTGACCAAATGGGCTTGTGGTGGTGCCACACCTGCGACCGAGAGGTGGAGCCGCAGCACGTGACGCATGAAGAGGAGCACGACGAGCGGGCCGGTGGGTGCGGCGACCGGCTGGAGTGGGTGGATGACGAGGAAACGCCGAAGGAGCCGCCGGAGGCCTACGGCGTCGAGGGGGCGGCACCGGATGCCTGACAAGGTCATACAGCCTGGCGACTTCGTGAGCGCCACCGGCTCCGACCGATACGCTCAATACCTGCTGACCGCCCGCAAGCGGTGGGAGCAGGGCGTGATCGCCACCACGGCCGACGTGCGGTCTACCTTCAAGCGGGCCGTGTCGTCACTGGGGCAGGACATAGCCCGGCCGGGCATAAGCGCCCTGCGCCAAACGCACTGGAGCGGCATCATGGCGTCCCTGGATCAGTTTGAACGGAACCTGAACGACGGGATCCTGCAGGCGGTGCGCAGCGGCATCCGCCTATCGGTGGGCCAGGGCACGGCTGGCATGCACAAGGTGGCTCGCAGCCTGCTGGGCGGCACATTCGGCACCGGCGGAATCGATGCCATGTTTTCCGGTATCAACGAACGGGCCACAGTGGCCCTTATCACCCGGACAGGGCCGGACGGCCTGCAGCTATCCGACCGGGTATGGAACGCCAGCGCTCACGCCCGCGGGGCGGTTCAGTCCCTGGTGCAAGTGGCCGTGGCCCGTGGTGAAGACCCGAGGCGCCTGGCCAGGGAACTGGACCGGTACGTCCTGCAGGACGCCCGGACCCCGCAGCGGGACGCAACGCGGCGCCTGCGCAAGCTGCCCAAAGTCTCGTACCCGGCCATGCGGCTGGCCCGCACCGAGATGCAGAACGCCTTCCACGAATCCCACATCATGGCCAACCAAGCCACGCCCAGTTACCTTGGCATTTTTTGGAGGCTGTCGAAAGAGCACCCGGTACCGGACATCTGCGACGACTACGCCACCCATAACGGCGACGGCTTCTGGCCGAAGGGGCAGGAGCCAACCAAGCCCCACCCGCACTGCTTCTGCTACTCGGTGCCGAAGCTGGAGGACACCCAGGACTTTCTGCAGCGCCTGCAGGGATGGCTGGCCAATCCGGGCACGCAGCCGGACCTGGAGACGTGGTACCAGAAGGATGCCAAGCCCTTTATCAACCTGCCGGGCCGCCCGCCCGGTGGTGGTCCTGCTGTGGCTACGCCGGTGACGCCTCCGACCCCGAAGCCACGCAAGCCCCGGACTCCAAAGCCGAAGGTGCCCCAGTGGGTCACGGATGCCAAGGAACTTATCGCCAAGGGCATCAACAGCGAGGCCGACGCCGTGGCGCTCGGCAAGATCGTCGACGACGTTTGGTGGCCGCAGGAACAGGCCGCCAACGCCGCTGCGGCGGAGAACCTGCAGCAGTTGAATCTGGAGCGCACCAAGGCGTACCGCGCCTGGTCCGACGCTGCGAGAAATCACACGGGCCGGATTAGCGACCGGGATGAGTTGTATGGCAAGTACAAAGATCTGGACCGCCAATTCAACGAACTGGCAGCCAAGCCGTACCACGTCGCACGGGCCGAGCGGCTGCGCAAGATTCTGGAGCAGGTGCGGCCATTCGGCCTGGCACCTGGCGACGAGGTGGAGTGGGGAAGGGGCAGCAAAACGCATGTCAAGGAGATGGTGCAAAAGATCAGCGACCACCTGCCAACGGACTGGCTGCGTACGTCCAACGCCTGGGGGCCGCTGTACGGCGAGACGGTCAGCCGTGGCTATTACCAGCACCGGCCGTTTGCGGGCATGGTGTCCACCCTGGCTTTGTCAAAGGGCGGCCGGGCAGACGGTTGGGCCGTGGCGCTCCACGAAATGACGCATCGCATGGAATACACCGTGGGCAACGGGAAAATCGTGCGGCTGGAGACTGAGTTCTACAGGCGGCGCACCTGGGGTGAAGAGTTGTCGTGGCTTGGCCCCGGCTACGGCAAGGAGGAAAAGACCCGCCGGGACAACTTCGCCAGCCCCTACATGGGCAAGGACTACGGCGGCGGAGCCTGGGAGATTATGACCATGGGCACCGAATCGCTCTTTTACGACTCGCACAACATGGCGAACGACCCCGACTTCCGGCAGTTCGTCTTGGGTGTGCTCTTGGGGGTGTAGCTGTGGCCTTTTCCGTGCGTGTGTCTATGTACCCTGGCCACCAGGCCGACCTGCACTGGGTTGGCGGCGACCTGACCGGCGACGAGGTGGCGGCTGAGTCCGTCAAGATCAGGGCCGAGAATATGGCCTTGTACGGGCTGACCGTGGGGCCGGACGGCATGGCCTTGGACCCGACCCGGTGGCCGGTTGACGGCCTGACCGCTTGGTGGTTGATTAGGGCAACGTTCCAAAATGTCGCATTTCTGTCCGGTGAAGTGCCCGAACCGCCTGATACTGTAGAGGGGGCGGTGTATTAGACGGCGAATCGCTTGTGGCGAAGGAGGTGCGAGAGGTGAAGCAGGGCATTATGCACCGGAACGGAGCAGCGGGCGGCCGGTTTGTTGGACAAGGCTCCGGCGGCAAGATCGACGGCAAGACGCCAAAGGGGCCACAGGTACTGAACCAGTGGCCCCAGGCGAGCGGCCAGCCGACCAGCAGCCTAGCGGGGCCAGCGCCGATTACGACGCTTACCCAAAAGCCGCAGGTGACTGGGCGGGCCGTGCCGACCGTGGACAGCCACGTGGCCCAGGTGCTCCACCCTGGTGGGCGAGCGTCCAACCTGGGCGGCTCCGGCGTATCGGCCCCGGCCCCGGTCAAGCCGACCACCGGCGGTGCCGCCGGTATGGCCCCGGCTACCCAGTAGGCAAGGAGGCGCAGAGAGATGCAGGAGCAGCGAGCCGCAGCCCAGCACATGGACCCGTTCGCCACCCTGACCGAGGGCCGCATGGTCCACTTCGTTCTACCGGACGGCAAGACGCACCGGCCAGCTATCGTGGTCCGGGTGTGGGATACCACCACGAACGGGCTGGTCAACCTGCAGGTGTTCTTGGATGGGACGAACGACCGGATCGACAAGACAAACGCCCAGTGGATCACCCAGGAAGTTACGGCGCGTGGCGTGATGTGGTCCACTTCGGTGAAGTACGACGCAACCGGCAAGGAGCCGCACACCTGGCACTGGCCGGAGCGGGCCGGGTAAGACAGCACCGGCCAGCCGGTCGGTGTAGGAGGTGCGAGAACTGGAAGGATTGATTATCAAGCGTGGCAACTTGTCCACAGCCCCTTGGGCACAAGTGGATAAGGCCGCCATGCGAAGCCGACTGGCGGAGGCTGCCAAGGCCGCCAAGCCTGGCGCACGGGATGCCGTGCGGGAGGTTTTTGCAGTGGCCATGGGTGAAATGTCGGAGGGTGCCCAAAAGTGGCTGCCGCACCATGAAGTCACGGAGGGTGGCGAAGTCATCCTGAACCGTGGCGGCTTGGTGGAGGCAGCCCAAGCTCTGACGGCCGGTACTGGGGAGATGGACGCCCTACCCGCAGAGATGCGGCAGGCGGCGGCCGAGCACCTAGTCCGGCACTATCGCGAAGCCGAGATGGTGCCGCCACCCAAGCTCCTGCAGCTTGCCCAAGGGATCACGGGCGAGCAACTGGAGCCGGTCCGGGCCGGTGAGATTTGCGGAGAGATGGCCGTCGAGGACGTGCCGCTGGCCCCGTGGGCCAACCTCTCAAAGCTGCTGACCGGCGAGACGGACCCCATGCAGGTGGTGGTCAAGGTGCCGGTTGGCTACAGCAAGCGGGGGTGGTACTACACCTCCAAGGCGCTACAGGCCATCGTGGGCGAGGTGAACAGCCAAGGCCTGCCCGGTTTCCTGGGCCACCAGAAGGCGGAGGACGTGGCCACCGAGTTCCCCCCGCCGGTCACGCACTGGGTGGGTGGTCGGTTCGATCCGAACGTCATCAACCGGGATAAAGACGGCCGAGAGATCAGCCGCGGCGCCGCCTTCTTCCGTGGGGTGGTTGATAAGGCGGCCGGTGACCTGAAGCGGTGGATCCGGGCCAACGTCATCCGCACCGTGTCCATCTTCGGCATGCCCGCCTTGGCTACGGTCGGTGGCGAAACCCATGTGGTTGACTACAAGGGCATGTCGATTGACTGGACCCCGCTCGGCCGTCCGGGCATGCCAACTGAACTGGTGGCAATTGCCGGTGAGATGGCCAACACTGACGAGATTACGGGCGACCGCCCTAATCTGACCCCGCAGCAACAGAAGGGAGGCTCCAGCACGATGGATTGGAAGCAGAAGGCGCAGGAGTTGCTGGCCGCTATCCGTGGCGGCCACACCACGTGGGCGCTGGTAGCTGGCGAAATGGGCATGGACGTGGCGACCGCCAAGCAGGTGCTCCAGGCCGTGTCCGGTGAGCAGTACAGCCGGATGACCGGCGCCGATAACGTCATCGGCGAAATGGCCCCCCTGTTCGGCCTGACCGCCACGGCCCAGCCGGGCGACGTGTTGGCCAAGGTCAAGGAGGCCGTCGAGGCCAGTAAGACCCTGGCCGGTGAGATGGCAGGGGTTGCCCAGGCGCTCGGCCTTGGCACCGACGCCAAGCCCGCCGACGTGAAGGCCAAGGCCACGGCGCTGGCCACGGAAGCCAGGGAGAACGCCAAGACGGCGCACAACAACCTGGTGGACAAGGTGGTCGGTGAGATGGTCCTGGCGGAGGCCGCCCGGCCGCTGTTTAAGACCCTGATGGGCGAAACCTCCGCCCACACCACCGAAGAGGCGCTGAAGAAGCACTTCGGTGAGATGATGGAGCGGCCGGAGATCAAGCAGGCGCTTGGCTCCGTTTTCCGCGAGAACGTCATCCGCACCCAGGTGCCGTCTGGCGAGCAGCACGCTGGCCCCGGTGGCTCCGGCTCCAGCAACCTGACGCGAAAGAGCGTCGGCATCTAAGCAAGGGAGGGCACGAACATGGCAGCGATTGGCGAAGGCCGCCAGGTATCCCTGGCCCGCACCGTCACGGTTGGTGTTGGTGGCAATACCATCGAGGCGGGCGAGTTCTGGCTCCTTGATGGCTTCTTCGGGCTGGCGGTTCAGTCCAGCAACCCGGTGAACGCCCTGCCCCGTGACGAGATCAACCTGAACATCGAACCGGCCACCTACGAGACCAACCAGATTGTGACCGCCGAGGCCTTCAACAAGGGCGACCTGGTCTACTACGACGCTGCGGCCAAGAAGCTGACCACCACCAGCGCCTCCGGCGCCAACCGGCTTGTGGGCCGGGTCACCAAGCCCAAGAACGCCGCCAACTACATGCAGTTCTACCTGACCGCCCAGGCGGTCTAGTAACACGGAAGGGAGTGTGACCAAATGAGCCAGCGCGTTATTTCCATCGAAACCCTGCGCCAGGAGCGCCGCCGGTCCACCGTGAAGGAGACCATCGAATTCAACTTCGGCGGCAAGCCCCACACGATCACCAAGGAGATCGTCAACGGCGAGATGGTGACCTACGACTTCAGCGCCCCGCTGGGTGAGATGATGACCACGCCCCAGGGGCTGCTGGACGTGGTGCAGAAGTCCATCATCGACCTGGAGCTTGGCCGGGAGCAGGTGCCCCTGCTCTACCAGCCGATCTACCGGCGCATCGAGGACCGCAACTTCACCGAGAACGTGGACGTCGCCCCCTTCATCGGCGCACAGGTGGTCTTCCTGGAGCACCTGGAGCTTGGCGAAGTCAAGATGGGCACCCGCAAGATCGGCCCCAAGGAAACCGTGCCGCTGCTGACCTATACGGCCGGTTTCGAGTGGACCGAGGACATCGTGATGTACGACAAGACCTGGGAGGTTCAGCAGCTTAACCAGGCCATGGGCGAGGCGTACAACGCCCTGCTGAACCACATCCACCTGTACCCGATCATCTCCTACAACTACGCCGCCAAGAACAAGACGGCGGCCGTCACGCTGATGGACGACGGCAGCACGCCGTACACCACCCATCGTGAGCGGGTCCGGGCCACCATCCGTAAGGCTTTGATCCACGCCAGCCAGGATAAGGATCAGGACACCAACGCCCCGCGTCGGCCGTCGATCCTCCTGGCGCACTCCAGCCGCCGGTGGGACATTCAGGATGCACTCGGCCGCTTCACCGTTGGTGGCACCGAGTACGCCCCGCTGGACGGCATCGACACGCTCATTTTCTACGACGGCCACACCATCCAGGTGGGCGGCGAGACCTACGACTTCGCCGGGTGCGATCCTAACAAGGCGTACCTGATTGAGCCGCAGCGGTACTACCGCGAACTGGTCAAGCACGACCTGCTGGTCGATGCGGCGCCGGGTGACCTGAAGCGCCTGGTCGAGCAGGTTATGGTGGGCCGTGCCCGCCGTGGCGTTATCGCCAGCCCGGCCAAGTCCGTTGAGGAGATCACGCTCCCCTCCTAAGTCTGAACTGACGAGGTGACGAACGATGGCTGACAACGCAGTGTGCAAGGTTTGCGCCCACTACCCGTGGAAGCCCGAAGCCAACCCGGCCATGCTGCCGGTGGCCCGGTGCCACCCGGACCTGCCGGGCAAGCGGTGGACCGGTGGGACGCACGAAAAGCCACGGGATTGTGCCTTGTTCGTGCCAGTGTCGGACCTGGTGGAGGTGGCGCTGGAAACGGCGCCGCCTTCCACCGCGTCTGGCGGGGCAGGCGAGCAGGGCAAGGAGAACGAGGGCGGGACGCCTCCGGGTGGCGAGTTGACCGGCTCCGGCTCCGCCCCGGATGGTGATCAGGACCAGGGCGCGGCTGGTGCCGATCCTACGGCCCAGCAGGCGAAGGAGGCGGCCACCGGCACCGGTGACGCATCTGGACAGCCGCCCAAGGAGGAGGCCGACAAGACCGCCACACTGGCCCCGGCTCCGGCCGCTGAAGCCGACCTGCTGGACAGCATGGACTTTAAGACCCTGCAGGCAACTGCCAAGGGGCTGCAGCTATCTGCTGCCGGGAACGCTGTCGAGCTTCGGGAGCGTATCCGGGCACACAAGGCTGGCCTGGCCAAGTAAGGAGGCGCCACTATGACGCCTGACGCCACGCTGGCCGCCAAGCTGCGCCGGTACCTTGACGAGAAGATACCGCCAGGCGGGACCGACGCTGACACCCGGTTTACCAACACCGAAATCGACGACCTGCTTACCGAAAACACCAGCCTGGAGGCCGCAGCGGCCGCCGGGTGGGAGGAGAAGGCCGCCAAGGCTTTTTCCGAGCGTGGTGGCATGGTGAGCCACACGGCGGGCGACGAGTCCACCAAGTGGGCCGACCCGACCGCCTACCGGGACCACTGCTTGGCCATGGTCAAGGTGTACACCGACAAGGCAAACGACTCCAGCGGGGCCGGTAGTGGCTCCAGGCTGTTCGGCATCGAGTCGGTGGACGTTCTGGGCACTGGTGGTGGGGCCGGATGACGACCAGCCTGCAGACGCTCCGCACCACCAGGGTGCGAGGGATCGAGCAGAACCCGGTCACCGTGACAATCCAGCGCACTGAGAAGCTCCAGCAGGACGGCGCCTGGAAGAAGGTAGACAGCACGGTGGGGCCGCTCACCGTGCGCATCTATTCGGCAGGCCGTGGCCGCCGGTCCGTTCAATCCGTCGACGTTCCTGCTGTCCGGCAGGTTGACGAAGCCTGGGGGCTGCACGCCGACTGGCAAGCCGACCTGCGGGCCGGTCCGAACGTCACCGACGAGTTTGACGCACCGGGCCACGGCCGTTTCCGCATCAAGACCGTGCGACCCGACACCACCAGCGGCCAGGTGTACGGGTACACGGCGGTACTGGAGAAGGTGCAGTAAGCATGGCAAAGCAGAAGAGGGCACCGCCTGGCAGCAAGCTGCCGGACTTCATGGAACGCCAGGTGGCGGCCACCATAGCCGTGGTCAAGCACCACGGGGCTATCATCGAAGGCAACATGCGGCAAAACGCCGCTTGGACCGACCGCACCAGCTTGGCCCGCCAGGGGCTATACGCCAGCACCGCACTGGAGAAGCGCCCAGCCAGCACCGTGGTGTGGCTCCAGGCTGGGCACTCCATGGAATACGGCCTATACCTGGAAACGGTCAAGGGCCGGTTTCACGGACAACGGCGCCTGATGACGGCTTCACGGCTGTCGGAGAAGGATGCCGCAGAGGTGACGGCAGGCCAGTGGGCACCGTATGCCATCGTGTGGCCGAGCGTGGACCAAGAATGGCCCAACCTTAACAACAGCTTGCAGCAACTTTGGGGGGTGTGACCGGGATGCGATCTACCATCCGGCAACTGCTGGTGGAAGGCGTGGCGGCCGTGGGCGGCCGGGTATTCGAGCCACACGCAGCCACGGTCGACACTCCGAAGCCCTTCATCGTCACCCGTGAGGGTGTGCAGGATCAGGGAGCGCCCTGGGCCAGCTTCTCCAGCATGGTGGAGGTTTGGCCCTACGTGGAGGATACCAGCTTCAAGGAGGTGGACGGCCTTCTGGCCGCCATCAAGGAGAAGCTGCACCGGGCACGGTTCGCAGAGGACGGCGAGCAGTACCTGGCCGACTACGAGGGCACAGCGGGCCAAGAGATGTACGACACGGAATGGCAGGCACTCACCAAGCCGATGCGGTTCCGAGTGTTCAGCCTTGGTTGGCTGTCTGGCGCCACCTACAACCCGGACCCGGTGGCGGCGCTCCAGTCTTGGACCGGCAGCCAGTGGCCCGACATGCTCCACACGGACCCGGCCACTTGGGCACCTGACGACACGAAGCCGGGCATCTACTGGCGGCTGGTGACGGCCCAGGCGTCCGAACTGACCAACTGGGGCGCATGGATTGAGGCCAGGCTGCGGGCGCACATCGTGGCGCCGGGCCACAGCACCCGGCTGAAGTGGACCCGGCAACTAGTGGAGGGGTTGGCCCTACAGCGTGACGTGGCCCTGTCGGACGGCAGCCCCCTATTGTTCGGCACGGTGGCGGGCGACTCGGAGGCCGACCCCATGCGGCTCGGGCAGATCAGCCTGACGGCCCGCTTTGGTGTCCTGAAGGATCGGCCGACGCCCCCGACGCTTAACCGGGCCAGCTACAGCGGTGCGGTACAAGGGGAGGTGACCTAAAACCCATGGGAGGCAAGATCCAAGCAACCAAGCTGGTACCTGGTGGCCCGACCTTACCGGTCGAGCCGCCTGCGACTATCAGCCCGGATGCTCCAGCGGAGCCGGAAACGGTGTACAACCGTGAGGACTTGCTGGCGGCTGCCCGGTCCGGTTTCGGCGTCTTTCCAGAGGTGATGGCCGGTGCCCTTCGCTTTGCCAGTCTGGAGGGCGGGGCGACCCGCCAGCAGGCGCAAGCGGCGGTCACCGAGTTTTTGAAGAGGAAGGTGTAGCGAATGGCTGGTGGGGTGTTTCTAGCGGGTCAGCAGATGGTCCGGCCGGGCGTCTACTTCCGCACGACCAACGCGGGCGGCGCTCCGGCTGGTATGGTGCCGCAGGGCACGGTGGCGGTCCTGTTCCGCTCCTCCTGGGGGCCGCTCGGCGCCGGTTCGCCTATCGCAGGTGATAACCGGGCGGTTGCAGCGGTCTATGGCACCGGCGGCACCACGACCGCTGCGGTGCAGGCGCTGCTGGGCGGTGCCCAGTACGTGCTGCCGGTGCGGATTGGCACGGGCGGCACCAAGGCGTCCCTGGTTCTGAAGGATACCAACGTGGCCCCTGTCAACGTGGTCACTTTGACGGCCGCCTACGTGGGCGCACGCAGCCTAGCGGTCACGCTTCGGGATAGCCTGTCGGACGCCACCAAGCGGGAACTGCTCATTCTCTCCGGTTCCGAAGTGCTGCAAAAGGTGGAGTTCGCCAAGGGCGGCACCGGTGAGATTGACGCCCTGGTTGCGGCCGTGGCGGCCTATCCCAACAGCGTGGTGGTGGCCACCAAGCAGGCGGCCGGTACCGGACTCCTTGCGGTGGTCAACCAGCAGGCGCTCACCGGCGGAGCCGACCCGACCGTGACGATGGCCGAGTACAGCGCCGCCTTGGCTGACATCGAGGCGCTGGATTGGAACGTCCTGGCCGTGGACACCGACGACGCCGCCACGCAGACGACTGTGGCCGCCTACGTGGACCGGGTGATTCGCAACGGCAAGCGGGTGCTGACGGTGGTTGGTGAGCCGTCCAGCGTGGCGTGGGCCACCCGGATGACCAACGCCAAGGCCTTCAACCACCCGGCCGTGATCTACTGCGCCAACGGCTTCACCACGGCTGCTGGCAGTGTGGAGGGCTACCTGGCGGCTGCCCGTGTGGCAGGCATGGTGGCGGCCGGAGCCGTCACCAAGTCCTATACCCATGAGGTGATCACCGGCGCCACTGGCATCGTGGACACCCTGACGGCCCCGGAGATCGAAGAAGCCTGCAACAGCGGGGCGCTTTCCTTCACCCTGAGCGCCAAGCGGCAGGTCATCATCGAGAAGGGCATCAACACCCTGGTGAGCCTGAGCGCCGACCAGGATGCCGGGTGGAAGAAGATTCGGCGCACCCGCACCCGCTACAACCTGCAGGACCGTGTGGCGGTTCGGTGGGCTGACTTGGTGGGCAAGATCGACAACAACAAGGATGGCCGGGCTACCCTGATTCAGGCGGCCCAGGCCGACATTAACGCCATGATTGGCGAAGGTGCCCTGCTGGCGGGCACCATCATCGAGGATCCGGCCAACCCGCCCAGCGGCGACTCCGCCTGGTTCCTATTCCAGGTGGATGACCTGGACAGCGCCGAGCGGCTTTACGGCACGTTCGGCTTCCGGTTCTCCGCCTAACTCTTTGGGGAGGTGACGAAAAGAAATGGCTAACACCACCTTGGACCCGCGCAAGATTCGGAGCGGCCACCACGGCGAGTTTTATGACGGCGACGGCACCTTCCTGGCGGAGGTTCCGACCTTCCAGGCCATCGTCAACGTGTCGAACACGGACTACCAGCCCGCTGGCTCCATCATGTCCGTGGCCGTCATGCAGGGGGTCAGCGTCACGCTGACCTTTACCGAGACGCATGTGAAGGATGCCCGGCTGGCGTCGATCCTGGCTGCCCTGAAGCGGGGCGAGCAGCCGACGCTTAACTTCCAGGGCGTCGTACGTGGCCCGGATGGCACCGATGGCCGGTACGTGTTCCGGCAGTGTGTGCCGGACGGCAACATCGACCTGGTGAACGTGCAGCCCGGCCAGATTCTGGAGCGGGCCACCAACTGGCGGGTCAACGAGCTACCTGACATCCAGGGGCTGCTGTAGTCAGCAGCCCCGCCGACCTAAGCAACGAAGGGAGAACCGGAGCACATGAACAACCAGGAGAAGCGCGACGAGTTGCTGGCAAACGAGGACGCCCTGCTACAGGGCATCCTGGAGGCCACCGGACAGGTGGCAGATGCCGCCGAAAATGCGCACCCAATCGAAATCGCACGGCAGGGCAAGCTGCTGTTTGCCTTCCGGGTCCGGCCGATGACTGAGGCCGAGTTCATGGCGGCCCGCGACACGCACACCAAGCGGCGGCCTAACAAGGCCATGGGCGGTGTGATGATGCCGGTCGAGGTAGACCAGGCCAAGTACCGGGCGCAGGTGATCTACAACGCCACACTAGCGGAGGACCGGGCCAAGACCTGGGACAACAAGCGACTGTGGGAGGGGTTGAAGGCGCAAGGCGTCCAGGTGCTGACCGGCATCGACGTGATCGAGCGGGCACTGTTCGCAGGTGAGAAGGACGCCGTCTACTCTCGCATCGAGCAGGTGTCCGGGTACGAAATGACCTTGGAGGAGTTGGCGGGAAACTCATAAAGGCGGGCGGCAAAAGTACGCTGCTGCACCACATGTTCCAGCGTACAGGCCGCACGCCCGACGAGGTGATGGCCAAGCCCCCAGGTGTCCGGGCGTTCCTCTTCGCCTCCATGCGGATAACGCTGGAGGCGGAGGAGGAGGCCCGCAAGGGCAGGTGACGAGCCGAAAGGCGCAGGGGTGATTTAACGTGGCTGAAAAAGAGGTCTACCGGATTGAGATTCCGGTCGAGGTCCAAGACAAAACTGCGCAGGGGCTGGCCCCTGCGCAGCAGCGCGTCTCCGGCTTTGAGCGTGTGGTCGAGCGCACCCGGCAAGCCCTGGACCGGCTGAACCGTGGGCGGTGGAAGCTGTTATTAGAAGCCCTGGACAAGGCTTCACCCGTCATCGGCAAGGTGTTGGCAGGTGCCAGCAAGCTGGCCGGTGGCGTGTGGCGGGTGACGCTCCGGGCTGTCGATTTGGTCACCAGTCCAATCCGGGCCATCATGCGGCTAATCACGGGGCCGCTGGGACTGGTTGGAGCCGCTGGCGGGCTGTACGGCGGTGTGCTGGTTCCGCTCCAGATGGCCGATGACTTGACCAGGGCCACCCGTGGTTTTGAAACGTTCCTGGGATCGGCGCAGAAGGCAAAGGACTTCCTAGCCCAGCTTCAGCAGTTCGGCGCCGACACGCCGCTGGAATCCGACGACATAACCAAGATGGCCACGCAGTTGTTGCCAGCCTTCAACGGCAACGCCGAAATGGTCATGCGCACCCTGAAGGCCTTCGGTGACGCTGCGAGCCTGACCGGCGCCGGTGTGGACGGCATGAAGCTGTCCCTGCTGGGATTCAGGCAGATATCCGCCATCGGCACCCTGACCATGGAAGAGTTGCGCCAGGTCACTGAGAACCTTCAAGTACCGATGACCGCCATCATCGAGGAACTGGGCATCGCCCAAAAAGACCTACGCAACATCGGCGAAAAGGGGATCCCCGCCAGCAAGGCCATGGAGGCGATACTCCGGGCACTCGAGCGTCCTGTGAGCAAGGGCGGTTTCTTGGGCGGCATGGCCACCATGATGGACACCCTGGGCGGCCAGTGGGCCATGCTGCGTGACACGTTCAAAATCAACGTGGCCCAGCGGTGGGGAAAGGGGCTGGAGTCCGGCTTGTTGCCCTTCCTGAAGCGCCTGACGGCTGGATTCTCGGCCAACACCGAGACAACCAAGCAGTGGGGCGACACGCTGGAGACAATCGGCCGGGACGCATCCACCTGGTTGGTGCAGCGGGCCGACATGGTGCACGACGCCCTAGCCCGTGCCATCAACAGCGACGAGTTCAGGCAGGCAGATGGCTTTTGGGCGAAGTTCAAAATCGTATGGAACAAGGTGATCGTGGAACCGTTCGACGCCTGGTACCGCTCCGGCGGGCAGAAGTGGATTGAGGATAAGGCGGGCATGGTCGGCAAGGCCTTTGGCGGTGCCCTTGGTGGCTTCTTCGCTTCGGTGCTCGGCCTTGCGTCGGGTGATGCGAAGGATAACAGCTTCATCAGCGCCGGGACTACGGCGGGCAAGGCCTTCCTTGGCTCCTTCCTGGATGCCTTCGACGCTGGGAGGATCACCGGCAAGCTGATGGAGGCTTTCGTGAACCTGCAGGGCACGCCGCTGGGTATCCTGCTGGACCTGTACCTGGCCAAGAAGGGCGTGGACATGTACAAGGGTGCCCGCGATCTGCTGAACCCGCCCAAGGGGCCGGTGTCAACGCCGAGCCTGCCGGGTGGTGGTGGCTGCTGCTGTGGCCAGCCGGGCATGCCTGGCGTGCCTGGTGGGCAGAACGCCCCCAGTGCTCCGAGTGTGCCGACCATCTTGGGGCCGGACGGCAAGCCCCTGCCGCCGAGCACGGCCCCAAATGTGCCCCCGGGTGCTCCGGCGGCGCCTGCGGCCATGACCGCTGGCGAACTGCTCGGATCCATCGGCTTGGGTGCCTTGGCTGGCGTGGTGGCGGCGGCCGCCTTGTCCAAGGGCAGCGAGGCGCTGTTCAAATGGTCCAACGCCCGGCACGAAGCGGCCAAGGATAAGGCAATTGCCGACAGCCCATTTGCGCTCAACCCATCGGAGGAGCAAAAGGCGTTGCGGGCGCAGGCTTTGGGGCCGACCACCATCGGCCAAGCCGGGCCACAGTTCAGCTTCTGGGAAACCTGGTTCACCGGGAACATGTACAAGTACCGCAAGATTAACGAGTGGAACGAGCAACAGGCCAAGGCACTGAAGGAGGCCCAGGAGCGGCTGGCGCTCACCTCCGGCCCGGTGCAGGGGCCGCCGATTCCGTGGTGGGCACAGGAGCCGTCCGGCACCAGCGACGTGGCCGACGCCCTTTTCGAAAAGCGGCTACAGCGGGCTATGGAAAGCGGCCAAGTTCCGGTGACTTCGGCACCTGTCGAAACCAAGCAGACGTTTGAAATCAAGATCGACAACGCCCCGACCTACCAGGTCGAGACGGCCGCCGACGCCGAGGCCGTCCTGGCCATCATCCGCCAGCACAACAGCGCCCTAGCCGACGAGGTAGCCGACCGGCTGGCGGAGACTCTCGGCTCCAGCTTCAACAACCGGCCGAAACTGCGCCCGCAAGTTGCCATGACCGCCGACTAGGTGCATAACGTGGTGGTGCAGAACAAATGCCCACAAGGGCAGGGAGGCATTCACCATGATGGCACTGTTCGGGCTGGTGATCCTAGCGGCCGTGGTCCTGTTCCGTGAAGAGCTTCGGTTTCTCTTCGGCCTGGCGCTGGTCGGTGGTGTGGTGTGGGTCGGCTGGCACTCCTTGACCACCGGCCAGTGGAAGGCCGCCTTTCCGCTCTTGTTCCTGGTGGGCGGCGTGGCGGCCGGTGCGCTTCTGGATCAGTTCCGAAAGACGAGGACCGGGAGGTGACCGGCTTTGGACTTCTACCTGATAGCACCAGACGGGCAGCGGCTGACCTTTCCGGCCAACCCGGAGCAGATCAGGGCTGCCACCGGTGCCAAGATGCAGGCTGTCGAGGTGCTAGACCTTGGCAGCTTGGAGTTTCCACGGGGCAAGGTGCCCGCCCGGATTAGCTGGGATGGCTTCTTCCCAGGGGCTGGGCGGCGGAATCAATCCTACGTGAAGGCGTGGCGAGCGCCGCAGGAGTTGGTGGCGATCCTGACCACCTGGCGGGACACGGGCACCAAGCTGCGCCTGTTGGTGACTGAGACCCCGCTCAACATCGATGTGTACTTGGTGACCTTCGAGCATACGTGGGGCGGCGGCTTCGGCGACTGTCACTACCGGTTAGAGTTTGGACAGGCAAGGGAACTAAAGGTGCTGACCGACACCGAATGGCAGGCGTACGGTGGACAGGCCACCCTGCACGGCCAGACGGCCGCAGCAACTCGCCCGGCTCCGCCGACGCCGAGCACCTACACGGTGGTCGATGGCGATAATCTGTGGGGCATCTCCAAGCGGTTCCTTGGTGACGGCAGCCGGTGGCGCCAGCTTTACGAGGCCAACCGGGCCGTGGTGGGCAGTGACCCGGACCTGATACTGCCGGGCCAGGTGCTCCAGATTCCGGCCGGAGGTGTAGCCGGATGATAGACGCCTCAAAGGTTCGATACGACCTGACCTACCAAGACAGAGCCACCGGAGGCACCATGCACCTTGCAAGCACGTTGCAAGGGCTTTCGTTTGAGGAGCCTGCTGGAGAGTTGGCCATGCGCTTGACGGCCACCGTGAAGAATCAGCCGGTCGGTGGGCAGATGCTCCACGAAGCCTTGGCCCTTGGCACGCCCCTGATGCTGTTCTCCGACTGGGGCGAGGGCTGGCGGGAGGTGTGGCGGGGCACGGTCACCCGGTGGGGCTGGGAGGACCAGGGGGCCAACCTGCTGACCCTTGGCGGGTACGATCTGCTGGCGCCGCTGCTCGGCTCCGAGGATGACCGCTTCTACCCGGCAGGCACCACCGGCCGGACCGTCATTCAAGACCTAGCCAACGCCTGGCAGTTGCCCATGGGGGTACTGAACGGCCCCGACGTGGCCTTGGCCAAGATGGTGTTTCGGGGCCGAACGCTGGCCGACATGATAGCGGAGGCGCTGGAGGTCACCAAGAAGCGCGGGGGCGGCCGCTGGCTGGTGCGGGCGGCAGGTGGACAAATCCACGTGGTCCGGGCTGGCCAGAACCAGACGGTCTACCACTTCGGCCCGGAGACGAACCTGCAGCGGATCAGCGACCAACAGGACATAGAGCCGGGCAACTTCGTGACCCGTGTGCGGATCGTGGGATCGACGGACGGCGACAACCCGCGGCCCGTGGTTGAGACGGTAGACGGCCGCACCGAGTTTGGCATCATGCAGAAGCTGGTCAACCAGGAGCAGTACGACACGCCAGCGGCCGCCAGGGAGGCCGCCGACGACCTGCTGAAGGAGAGGGGCCAGCCAAGGAAGAAACGCACCCTGACGGCCCCCGACCTGCCCTTTCTCCGCAAGGGCGACAAGGTGCACGTGGTGGCCGGGACGCTGGACGGGTACTACCTGGTCGACGGCATCCAGCACGACGCCGACGCCAGGACCATGACGCTGGAGGTGACGGACCTTGCAGGGTAGCCAAGGGGCGAGCCGTCTTGCCGATGTGCTGGTCAAGGAGATGGCGACCCGTGGAACGGTGCCCGACCAGGTGGAGCTTGGGACGGTGCGGGCCGATGGCAGCCTGCTGGCTGACCGGTTCGCAGTGCCGATCCCCAGCGGCGCCTGGTACATGGATGCCCGGCTAGACGTGGCGGGCCAGGAGCTACGGCCGGGTGACCGCGTGTATATCGTTTGGGCTAATGACCAAACAGACCCGGTAGTTGTGGGCCGCTATGTTGTGGGCAGGGTGGTGAGTAGCTGATGGGGCTTTACCCAACCTTTACGGCTCCGCCGAGCGTGGCGACGGCCACCGGCGGCGGGACCGTCCAGTACGGCAAGGCGTGGCGGTTCGACTTCGTGTTGGGCGACTTCGTGACGGATGGCACCGGCCGGGTGGAGGTGGTGGACGGCCATTCGGCGTGGGTCCAGTGGTGCACCAAGACCCTGCTCACCGAGCGGCAGGCATACCTGGCCTACACGGTGGCACACGGATGTGAGGTCGAGGAGGCCATGAGGCTGGCGACCAGCCGCCGGGAGGCCGAGTCGGAGATCACCCGGACCATTACCCAGGCGCTGCTGGTCGATCCACGCACACGGGTGGTGCGGGATTTCAGTTTCGTTTGGAACGGTGACGAAATCAAAGTGTCCTTTGTCGCAGAACCGACGATAGGCACGGCCGAACGGCTGGAGGTGGTACTGAATGGCTGAGAATGAGCGGCCCCTGTATGTAACCGAGCAAGACGACGGCACCATCCGGCAGCGCATGCTGGACCGGATGCCCAACACCTACGACAAGGCCGAGGGCAGCTTCGCCTGGGACGCCGTGGCCCCTGCGGCGGTCGAATTCGCCCAGGCTAACGTACAGACGCAACGCATCCTTGAAGTTCGCTTCAAGCCTACCGGCGTGTGGTTGGAGTTGCTGGCCGACGAGGTGGGGCTGACCCGGAGGGAGGCCACGGCTGGCAAAGGCACGGTGACCTTTACCGGGACACCCGGCACGGTCATTACAGCCGGGCGGCCTGTGAGCACGGCGACCACGGCCACCCGCCCGGCCGTCCTGTTTGCCACGGATGCTGCGGTGACGCTGGACGGGACGGGGCAGGGCACGGTGGGGGTGACCGCCACAACGCCTGGTGCGGCCAGCAACGTGGCGGCCGGGACCATCACCTTCCTGGGCGAGCCTATCCCCGGCGTGACCGGCGTGACGAACGGAGCGCCCACCACGGGCGGCACCGACACCGAGAGCGACGACGCCCTGTGGGAGAGGTACCTGAACAAGCGCCGCAACCCATCCGCGGGTGGCAACAAGGCGGATTACGAGAATTGGGCCATGGAGGTGCCAGGCGTCGGCGGGTTGTCGGTGGTGCCGGTTCGTGACGGCCCCGGCACCGTCTCGGTGGCCATCATCGACACCGACAAGCGCCCGGCCACCCAAACGCTGGTGGACGCCGTGCAGAACTACATCGCACCGCCCTGGGCGGCCACGGTTGAAGCCGAGGCCATGACCACCGGCGGTTTTGGCGTATCTGTGGACACCACCCAAGGCGACGACAACGCCAACAGCATCAAGATGGTGTACAGCGCCAGCGGCCAAGGTACGCTGACCCAACCGACCCTGCAGAACGGCCTGCCCAAGCGCGGCGACGGGACCACCCAGCCGGGCATCTGGCAAGCCCGGATCCGGGCGAAGGTGAGCAGCGTGGCAGGGGCGACCAACCTTCTGCAGGTCGGCGTGTGGAACGTGACGGCAGGCGCCTGGGCCAAGACCCGGCCCGCCGGATCGGTGGACGCTGTGCGCACCCTGCGGGCGGCCGATCTGGCCACGGCCTTTGCTGAGACGCTGCAGGAGTTCTACTGGAACGGCACCGACGTGCTGGAGCTTCGGGCCAACCGGCTGACGACCGACACCTCCACCACCCTGTGGATTGACCAGGTGACGTACCGCTCCGCCTTCTCCAAGGATGATGGCACGGGCAAGGCGCCGGTCGGCCCCAGGGTAACCGTGGAGGCCGCCAAGGCTATCACGGTCAACGTGACCGCCACCCTGGTGATTGCCGCGGGGTACGATGCCGCCACGGTCAAGACCGCAGCGGCGGCCGCCGTGGCCGCCTACATCACCGGGCAGGCCTTCGCCAAGGTCAACGGCATCTCCGACCACACCATCCGCTATGGCCGGGTGGGACAGGCGTTGCTTGACACCGTGGGCGTGCAGGATTACAGCAGCCTGCTGGTGAACGGTGCCAGCACCAACGTGACGGTGGGCGAGCAGGAAGTCGCAGTGGTGGGGAGCGTGACGCTGACATGATGACCAGCCAGCGTGGCCCCGTGATGCTTGGGTACCTGCCGCCGTTCTACGGCTCCAGCAAGGCCATGCAGGCGCTGCTGGACGCTGAAGGGGCCGAGTTCGACCTTCTGCGCCAGGCGCTTGGCGAGGTGCTGGAGCAGATGTTTGCCCGCCGGGCAACGTGGGCGCTGTCCGATCTGGAGGCCGAACTGGGGCTTCCCCCTGCCCCTTCCCTGACCGTGCAGGAGCGCCAGGACCGGGTAGTCTCCAAGAGCAGGGGCAGCGGCACCTGCACCCTGTACCTGGTCAAACAGGTGGCCGAGTCCTACCAGTTCGGTGATGTGGAGGTGATCGAGGACCACGCGGGGTTTACGGTTCACATCTCCTTCGTCAACCGGACAGGCATCCCCAGCAACCTGCCGGACCTGCAGGCAGGCATCCGGGCCGTGTTACCTGCGCACCTGGCCTTGTCCTACCTGTACAACTGGTTTACCTTCGCAGAACTGGACGCCAAAGGGTGGACGTGGACCGCCCTGAACAGCCAAGGGTTGACCTGGGACGCTCTAGCCGTTTACGCCTAAGCACACACATGGAAGGATGACCAGACGTGGCAAACAACTTCCCCCTGACACTTGATACAATTGGCCCGGCATCCCCTTCCCTCCAGATTGACGCCAACGCGGCTTATTCCACAGACCTGCTGCTGGACCTGACGATTGGGACGGCTGACGCCCCGACCACCGGGTACACGATGAAGATTTGGGGCGACTTGGACTTGGCGCAGGCCAAAACGGATGGCCTGGTCGGGGCAGGCGCCACCACTACCACGGAAGCGGATGCCTTGTGGATCACCTTCACCACCTCCAAGCAAGTAAAGGCCACGGCCGGAGACGGCACCAAGACAATTTCCGGCCGCCTGCGTGATGACGTGTACAACACATCGGCCGTGGTGTCCGACACCATCACGGTGGACTCCACGGCGCCTGTGGTCACGATCACCGGCCCGGACGTGTCGAAAATCTCTAAGCAGACGGGCAAGCGCACGTCGACCTTCTCCTTCACCGTCGATGGGGTTTTCGAGGAGTACAAAGTCAAGGTGGTTTCGAGCACCGGCGCTTCCCACACCACGGGCACGCAGGTCGGGACGGCCAACGGCTCCACCAACATGTCGGGCACGGCTGGTGGCTATGCGGGCGGCACGCCCATCACATGCTCTATCGACGGTGCCGACCTGGAAGCGGCCAGCGCCGGAGACGGCGCCAAGACAATCAAGGTCTTTGTGCGTGACGCCGCGAACAACTGGTCGGTGTAAGGGGGAGCCTGCATGGCGGCCCCCCTCATCGACGTTACGAGCGTCAGCCGGTCACGGATCAGTGCCAACGCAGGCGTCGACCAGTCGGTGGTGTACTTCGAGACAGACCAAAACCTGACCAATTGGGAAACCCGCGCCGGTGGCGCGGGTTTAGGTCAAGGGTTGCTTGTAGGAACACCACCGGCATACCAGACGAACTGGGACGCCTTTGACGGCTCCGGCTGGACATGGGCTGTGCTGGACTCTCGCAGTTTCAAGTTTGACCAGCTTATGCCTATTGGTTCGCCTTCTGCCTATCGCGAACGCTGGTCAGACTTTGAAAACCTGGGTTGGACATGGGCCACGCTGGATTCATGCCGCCTGAGCTTCGCCCGGCTGGCTTGTGTGCTACCGGTTAGCACCAACGTGGACATGTACGACTTGGACCACGCCACCTGGTCCAAGTCATACAACACGGCCATCGTGTTCACCTACGACGGCCCCGTGGCCGGGCGGGTGGTTGCGACCTTTGCGGATGCCGACACGGACGGCGGTGGGTACTGGTTCCGGTACGGCGACTATGCCCCCCAAACAGCTGATACCTGGTACCGTATCCGGCTGAGAGTCAAGACGCCCGACCGGCAACTGCAGGTGTATGCCTACACCGGCGACAACACTGAAGCCGTGCAAGGAGCGAAGGGGCGAATCCAGACCAATACCTTGACCGTTCCGGCTTCTCCAAACTGGTACCTGTGCGAGTGGTACCTAAAGACCGACCCGGCCAACATTAGCGACAGCCTGAGCTTTAGGTGGACCGGGCTGACCGGTGGCGCCAGAATGTCCATCCATGCCCCGGAGATGACCCCGGTGGGGCGCTTCGAGATCGACAACGAGGAACTGACCCAAGGCGATAAGGTCTACCGGATCGACGTGTACGGCAAGAATCAGGCAGGGGAGTGGACGCCATATGCCGGGTAGTTCATTCATACTGACGCTAGACACGCTCGGCCCGGCCATCGAGATTCTGGCCCCGCTCTATACCATCCCTGGAGTCGAAACGGTGGTATGGGTTACCGGCTCCGAGCCGCTGGCCCTAGACCACACCGTTTACACGGTGGATGCAGCCGGAGTGCGGCGGGATCTGATTCTGGAACATTTGGGCGACCGTCTAAGACTGGTAAGTAACTTTGACGGCTACGCCTTGGGAACGACCCGGATTTACGCCCAGGTACTGGACGAGGTGCGAAACCGGTCAGCGCTGGTGCTGAAGACCATGAACGTGCTGGAGTCAGCCCGGATCCGGGCGAGCCTTACCACGTCAATCCGGCCGGTGATCCTTGGAGGCCGCCCGCGATCTGTGGCCATGGCTACGACCGCCCGCACGTTGGCCATGCACACCACAGGCCGCCACATGGCCCTGAGAGACGCCGGGCGGTCGGTGAAGGTGTCTAGCAAATCACGCCGAATCGAGGTGAAAGACGATGCCGCCGACTGAATACAAGCAGGGCAACACCATCACGCTGACCGGCCAGTTTTATAACGAGGATGGCCAAACGCTGGTGGACGCCCTGGCGGTCAGCCTGAAGCTCTACGACGAACGGTACACCCTGCTGGCCACCTTCACACCAACCCGAACGGGTACCGGCACGTACGAGTATCGATGGACGGCTGACCGGCTGGGGACCGTGGTGTACGAGTTTTGGGGCGAGGTGGACGGGCTGCCGTCACTGGATCGAAAGACGCTGGTCATCAAATTCGTTTAGGAGGTGCACCAAACGTGGGAACGCTCACCCAACGTCTCGGCCTAACCCTGTGGGCAGGCACTGACAACGTGACCATGGCAGCCTTTAACGCCCAGTGGCAGGCGCTGGAGGACAAGGTGGCGCTGCTGTCGGACTGGCAGCGGCCGTTTTACTTGAAGTCGGCCACCTACGACAGCGGCAACAACCGGCTGGTGCTGACTGTCGGCCCCGGCCGGGCATCTTTCCTTGGCACAGTGGTGGACAAGGCCGCCGACTCCGTCGTGTACATCAACACGCCAGCCATTAACACCACGTACCACCTGTTCGTTAAGTCGGACGGTTCCTTCGTGACCAACGCCAGCAGCGCCGAGCAAACCGGCGCCGTGCGCATCTGGCAGGTGGCCACTGGGGCCGTCGTCTCCACGATCACCACCACCGACGTGCGGGGCGAGCTGGCCGGAGCGGCCGCTCGCAAAGTGGCCGACGACCTAGCGGCGCATATGGCTGCTGGCGATCCACACCCCGCCTATGCGCTGGACACGGACCTGACGACGCACACCAGCAACACCAGCAACCCGCATAGCGTAACGGCTTTGCAGGTAGGCGCCTTGGTGAGCGTCGAGGGCGTCAGTAATCCGGGTGGTAACATCGACTTAGTGCCCGGCGGCGCCATCACCATCACCGGCAACGACACTACCAACACCATCACCATTTCGGAAGGCCATAGCACGTTGACGAACAACCCGCACAGTGTAACGGCCAGCCAGGTCGGAGCGCTGGTCAGTGTTGAGGGAGTCAGCAACCCCGGCGGCAACATCGATTTGGTTGGCTCGGGTGTGACGATCACCGGTGACGACACGGCCAACACCATCACGTTTACGGTCACGGCCACGGGCGTCGGCGTACCGGTCAGCATCGACGGTGTGAGTAATCCGGGCGGTGATATCGACCTGGTGCAAGGCGGCGCCATCACCATCACGCCGAACAACGCAGCAGGGCAGAAGAAAATCACCATTAGTGAAACCCACTCCAGCCGGACCGACAACCCGCACAACGTAACGGCCACGCAGGTCGGTGCGCCGGTGTCCGTCGATGGCGTTTCTAACCCCGGCGGTAAC